AATGGGATGGTCTGCCTGTACCAAAAGGATATTCTGCATTTGTTTATAAATGGCATAATCAGTTTGGACTAAAAACACCAAAAGGATATTCTCTTCTTTTTATGTCTCCAGCAAATAGGTTTGATCTGCCATTTCAAACAATTACTGGAATAGTAGATACTGATAAGTATACTGCCCCAATACACTTCCCATTTTTTATCAGGGACGATTTTTCTGGAATAATAGAATCTGGAACACCAATTGTTCAAATTGTTCCAATAAAACGAGACATATGGAGTAGGGATTTTATAGAATATAATGAAAAGGATACAGATATTTTATCTGAAACTTTTCTTTCAAAAATTAAAAGATCATATAAAAATAATTTTTGGACAAGAAAAGAGTATAAGTAGTGTATACAGATGCTATGCGTAGAGCATTTCATAATATTTTAGCTCCTAATAATTTTAAAATATCTATAATTGATAATGATCATTTCCTTACAATAAAATTAAATGAGCAATCATTTCTACCACTCACACACGATGAAAAGATAGAGGCTGTAAGATATATATCTACAGTAAAAAAAGCACTAGAAATGGAAGGCGCAATAGTTTTAGTAACTAGGGAGATATTAAAATGATAAAATATTTATTATGTATAGTAAAAAATCATAATTATATAGAATCTGGTAAATGTCCATTTACTGGAAAAACATACATGGTTTGTACTAGATGCAAAGAAACGGTTGCAAAATAATGAAAAAAAATATAATTACATTTGAAGCATCAAGTGATCATGTTTTTGAAGTTCATGAAAGACCAATTCCAGCTGTAAAGGCAATTCCAGATTGGTGGAAAGAAATACCAAAATATGCATCAGAAAATAATAAGCTAGTAATAAATCCAGCACCAAGTATTACTGTAAAACAATGTGCTCCAACAGTAGACATACTCTCCTCTGGATATATAATGCCCTTATGGACAGATGTTCTTGTTACACAAAATGAATTTGGTCCTTATGTACAATGGAATAGTCTTTCACAATCTCCAATTGATGTTTGGCAAAATACACAAGTAAGCAGCTTTGAAATTCCCAAAGGTTTTAGCAGTACTGTTTTTAAATATATGCATGGATGGAATATCATAACACCACCTGGATGGTCAACACTTTTTATTCATCCTGCGGGATATCAAAATTTACCAATAAGATCAATTGCTGGTATTGTTGATACAGATATTTTAACAACTCCAATAAACTGTCCATTTTTTATAAAAGAAAATTTTGAAGGAGTAATAGAAAAAGGAACTCCAATGTTTCAGATAATTCCATTTAAAAGGGAATCTTGGGAATCTAATTTTACTAATCCTGGCAATGAAAAAAATAAACATGAGGTTGATAAACTATATTCAAAAATATATGGATATTATTCTTCAAAAAGACATAGAAAAGAATATAAATAATATTTGACTTTTCATATGAAAGATGATAAGATATTATGTATTAGGAGAAAAATATGCAAACATTTTTACCGTCATTAAATCCAGTAACAACTGCTCGTTGGTTAGATAGCAAACGTCTTAATAAACAGATCCTTGAGTGTTATCAAATTCTAAATGTATTGTCTGGTAAGTCTCCAACAGGCGGTTGGCGTAATCACCCTGCAGTTCTTATGTGGAAGGGATATGAGCGTGGACTATGGCAATACGTACAGGCTATGATTCGTGAGGCTCGTGAACGGGGTATTCGTACAGAAAATAATGAGGCTAATCTTAATAGACTTAAAGAACAGTGTTGGGATGATTGGGGACAAACACCACCATCTTTCTGGACCGATACTAATAAACTTATGCGTGTAACAACTACACACAAAGCAAGTTTATTTGATAAAGATCCTATGTATTATTCTAGTTTTGGCTATGCTAAGCATAGTATATACAATCAGCCTTGCTGCTCTACATGTAAATATTATTGGGTAACACATGAGGGCAGATGAGCATATTTATATCAATAGCTAGTTATCGTGATCCAGAGATATCTAGAACAATAAAATCTGCTCTAGATAACGCATCTGGCATATATAACATACACTTTGGTGTAGTAATACAAGAGTATGAAAGAGATCTTCCAGATTTATCTTGGGTTCCTAATCTTAGTTTAAAGGTCATGCATCCAAAAGAGGCAAGGGGTGCGGGGTATGCAAGAAGCATATCTATGGACTTATATAATGAACAGGACTATTATCTTCAAATAGATTCTCATACCATATTTGCACAAGACTGGGATATATTGTGTATTAGTGAGTTACAAATGGCACAAAAAATATCTAATAATAAAAAAGTAATACTATCTTATTTTCCTCCACCATATTTTGTAGAATTAAATAATACAATATCTTTTCCAACAAAAGATAAAGAAAGAGTTCCATATCCTACTAAACAAAAGCCCTGGCTTAATAAAAGAAAAGACTGGACTGCGTTAAGAATAGAGTTTGACGATAAAGATTTTCGTGCACCAGAAGAATCCAGCACTGTGCTGGGGGGCTTTATTTTTACCACTGGAAACATTACAAAGGAAGTTCCATATGATCCAGAAATATCCTTTTTTGGTGAGGAGATCTGTTTTGCAATGCGATCCTGGACCAGAGGATGGGATATATATTCTCCTTCTAAAAAAATAGTTTATCATTTTTATGGTCGTGGCGGATATAGAAAAATATGGAAAGACAGCAGGCTAAGAGTACAATCTTGGCCAGAAATAGAAGCTATTTCTAGAGATAAACAAATGAGAGTTTTGTGTGGTATTGAGCAAGGTATTTTTGGTGCAGGATCTAACAGAACACTAGAACAGTATGAAAAATTTTGTGGACATAACTTTAAAGAATTCTATAGCATAGATTTTGATTAGTGTAGTATACTTATATATGAAAAGAGGTATCCAATGGATATACTATTGATTTTTCTAGCCGTTTTTGGGCTATCATTTTTTATAGCCTATGTATATACTGCTAGACAGTTAAAAATTACTACACAGCACTTGGCCGAAAGTATTCTTTTATATCTTGCGTCTACACATTCACCAGAAGAACAGCAGCCAGCTCATACTAACAACGATAAGGCACATAACGAGAGCTTTATAAAGTTTCTATCTGATTCTCGTGACTGGGCATTTCAATATATTGAAGAGGTTCAAACTGGATTAAGAAGCTTTATTCAAGAAGTTGAGCCAGAAATTAGTTATTATGATAAATATGGAATAGCAATTGAGGGAATGGTTCCAGCACATGACCGTGCATTAAAAAAAATATCTAAAGAAATTAACTCTTTAAAGAAGCTACTTCCAGAGGATTTAGATGATAGACGCTAGGGGTATCCCAACCTGTATATGCCCTAATTGCGGAGACACTTTATTTAGGGCTGTAGTTGCATTTGATCCAGAAACATACACTATAGGAATGTACCATCTAGATATTGAGTGTGTTAATTGTGGTGCTCTTGCTACCGCACCAACACCTCTTGATAACCCAGATCAGGATCCACGAAATGATAAAATATAAACTTAAAAGAATAGAGGAAATTCTTGAATTTGAATATGCAGTTTGTGAAATAAAAGAATGTAAAGAAGAAAGTGAAAAACTTGCAATGACAGAAACTAGATTTGTAGATTTTTGCAATAAACATTATGAAGAATATATAAAAGGGGAAATATGAAAGAAATATTGTTATCAACTTTAACGGGTTTTGGATGTGGTGTAGTATTCGCTGCATTCAAACTTCCAGTTCCAGCACCACCAGTATTTGCAGGGGTGGCAGGAATAATTGGTCTCTGGGCTGGATATGCTATACTAATAAAGGTTCTATCCTAGGAGGAAATAATGGAACTAAGTAAGAAAAATAAAGCAATGCTTGCATCATATGCTCGTTCAGTAGTAGGTGCGGCATCAACTCTATATATCGCTGGAGTAACAGATCCAAAGGATCTATGGGCAGCACTTGTTGGTGCGCTTATCCCAGTAGCAGCACGTGCAATTAATCCAAACGATCCAGCATTTGGTCGTTTGCCAAAGGCATCTGTTGTTGAAGAAGCTCTCAAGGCTGCAAAGCCAAAGAAGAAGAAGTCTGAGTAAATAGCTCGGCAGAATTGGGGCGGGTCTAGAAATAGGCTCGCCCTAATTTTAAATGAGGGGGTATATGCAGTACGAAAATTTTGAGTCATACTCTTCATATGGTGAAGATGCTATATTAAACGGGGTAATGAAAAGATTATCTTGGTTAATGCAAAAAGACTTATTTACTCCAAATACCTACATAGATATAGGATCTTTTCATCCAGTCAAAGATTCAAATACATATTTTCTCTATAAAAATGGATGGTACGGCACACTAGTAGATCCAAATAATTATTTTAATGTACTGGTCCATGAAATGAGGCCGCTTGATATTTTGTATAATTGTGCTGTAGATATAGAAGAAGGAACTAAAGAATTTTTTATGTTTGACAATATGGATTCT